TCCCGTTTATCATCTTCCCCAATGTAAAGCAGCCCAAGCACTTCTGGGGTGAGTCCGATATTCCCATCCTTATCCAGCCGCAGCGGGAGCTCAACCGTGCTCTCAGTCAGCTATCTCGTATACTGGAGCTGTCGGGAAACCCCATCGCCGTCCTCGAGAACATCGAATCAGCCGAGGACATCAAGGTCCAGCCGGGCGCCCTGTGGACCATACCCGAGGATGCCAGGGCTTATCTTCTGGACTTACTGCAAGGCGGCGGAGTCAGGCTGCATGTCGATTATATAGATTTGTTGTACCGTGCCCTTCACGATATCTCGGAGACGCCCCAGGCTGCCTGGGGAGGTATCGAGAAGGAGCTATCCGGCGCAGCCCTGAATGTCGAGCTCGGCAGCCTTATTCAGAAGGTGATCCGAAAACGTACCATCAGGACCAACGCCTATCACCAGCGTAACGCCATGATATTGAGGCTGGCGGAGATGTTTATGAACGAGAACTTTGAGGGAGTGAACCATAGAGTGGTCTGGGGCCAAGTACTACCCCAGGACGTCGATAGGCAGGCCCAGACTGAGCAGTTACTGGTCCAGGCCGGAGTCCACAGTCGGAGGACCGCCATGGACGAAATGGGGATCCAGGACCCCGACGGGGAATTCTCCAGGTGGTTGGAGGAGAGAGGCAGGATCCTCAAGATGAATCAGGAGTTTAGGGCAGCTTCCACACGTGGTGGAGCGAGAGAGAGCGCGGTTGCCGCGGAGCCTGCTCGCCAAGCTTTAGCAGGCGAGATGGAAGCGCCTGAATAATAACTCACCTCTCGGTCAGTGCGGGTCCCGATTTATTGGGACGAAGCAATCTCAAGAGGAATAGGAGAAACATATGGAAAACGGAACCCCAGAAACTCAAGAAACTCAGAACAACGCTCCGGAGCCCGAGGACCTGGAGGCCATCAAGGCCCAGCTCGAGGAGGAGAAGGAGGCTAAGGCCGCTGCCGAGGCCGCCCTGGCTGAAAAGGACACCCACATCGCCGAACTGCAAGCCGAAGGCGAAGCATTGCGAGCAGAGCGAAGCAATCTCCAGGTCTCGCTAGGCGAAGCGACCCAGGGAAGCGAAGCAGCCGCCGCCGAACTCGAGCAGGTCAAGGAAGCCAACTCCCGGGCCGTGGCCAAGTACCTCGATGCCGTCAGGGCTACCAATCCCACCATCCCCCAGGACATCATCACCGGCGACACCATCGAGGAGATAGACGCCTCGCTGGCCAAGGCCCAGACCATCGCCGAGTCTGTCAAGGCCAGCCTCGAAGCCCAGGCCAAAGAGACCAGGGTCCCGGCAGGGGCACCACCCAGGGGCGAGATATCCACCGAGGGCTTAACCCCCCGGGAGAAGATCGCCGCTGGAATCCAGCAAAAAGGAGGAACTAGCTAATCATGAGCATATCATTAGCAGAAGCAAGTAAGCTCTCGACCGATATCCTGCTTAAGGGAATCATCGAGACCATCGTCAAGGACAGCCCCATCTTACAGGAGCTGCCCTTCATCCAGATCGTGGGCAATAGCCTGAAGTACAACCGGGAGAAGACTTTGCCCACCGTGGCCTGGTACGACCCCGTCACCGATACCTGGACCACCTCAGAGCCCGAGTTCGAGCAGTGCTCCGCCAGCCTCTGCATCCTGGGCGGAGACGCCGACGTGGACAACTTCCTTAAGGCCACCCGCTCTAACATTCAGGACCTCGAGGCCGCCGTCATCGAGCAGAAGGCCAAGGCCCTGAGGAATGAGTTCGAGAACGCCTTCCTGAACGGGGACTCCGGTGTCAACGCCAAGCAGCCCGACGGCCTGTATAAGACCATGAAGGGCACAGCCTGGGAGGCCAGCACCGCCTATTCCCTGGGAGATGTCGTTGTCCCCACCGCCGGCCTCGAGAACGGCTTCCGGTATGAGTGTACCACCGCTGGCACATCGGATGCTTCCGAGCCCACTTGGAAGACCACCGAGGGCGAGACCAACAACGACGGCTCCGTGGTCTGGATCTGTCGCTACGGCAATCACCTCGGCTCGGGGGCCAATGGCGCAACCCTCTCCTTGACCAGCATGGACAAGCTCATTGACCTTGTCCGGGGCGGCAAGCCCGACCTGCTCTTAATGAGCCGCCGGTCCCGCCGGAAGCTGGCAGCGCTGGCCAGGGCCCAGGGCAGCAACCTGCAGGTCGGCCAGGGCAAGCTCGGCGAGTTCGTCGAGCTCTACAACGGCATCCCTGTCCGTGTCAACGATTGGGTTAAGGATAGCTACACCGTGGGCACGTCCTCGGATTGCTCGGCTATCTTCGCCTTCCAGATAGGAGAGGGTGCGGTCTGCGGCCTTACCAGCCCCGAGATGATTCAGGTCGAGCGCCTCGGCTCCTTGGAGACCAAGGACGCTGCCCGGACCAGGGTCAAGTGGTATGTGTCCCTGGCCAACTTTTCCATCGTCAAGGCCGCCATGCTCACAGGAGTGAGGGACTAGCGGAAGGCAGGAGTCAGTAGTCGGAATTCAGAATCTACTGGCTCCTGACTCCTGACTACCCAATCCCCCTCTTAAGATAAGAGGGGCCAGGGGAGTTATGAAATGAACCTGACAGAAATGAGAGCCCGGGTCCGGGAGGACCTCCAGGACACCGACAGCCAGAACTACCGCTGGACCGACGACGAGGTCGACGGAGCCATTGAGAGAGTCGTCCTCGAGTACTCCCTCCACGCTCCCATAGAGCAGCAGGACGACATCGCCACCACCGACGGAGACACCGAGCTAGAGATATCTTCTTTGACAGGACTGCTTAAAGTCGAGTCGGTCGAGTTCCCCATGGGCTACAAGCCCAAATACTTCCAGCGGACTGAGTACTGGGCCGGCCACCTTTACATGCAGGACGAAGGCAACGGCAACGACGCCCGTGTCCGCTGGCTTAGGAAGCACACCCTGGACGCCCAGTCCACTACTATCCCGACGGAGCACGAGGAGATTATAGTTCTCGGCGCGACAGGCTACTTAACCATGTCAGCCTCGGCCTACACAGTGGACAGGGCCAGCATCGCCGGCAGGCACGCCACCATCAACTATAAAGCCTGGGGTAAGGAACGACTCGACCGCTATGAGAGGAAGCTCAAAGCCGTCTCCCGCACCTCTAAAGTCGTCCCTCATCAGCTCTACACCGATGAATAAACCAGTATTCCCCTCTTAAGATTAAGAGGGGCCAGGGGAGTTATGATTGAAATCGGCATCCTCAAAAACTTCGACAGCGGCACTTATAAGGCCGGCGTCCAGCTCGCCGGCTCTCTCACGACCTACTTCGACGACATCAGCGTGGCCAAAAACATCCCGTCATCAGCCCTGGTCACCGGCAACTATGTCATCGTGGCCATTCCCGGGGGCAACCCCAGGGACGCCTGCGTCATCGCCACCTGGCCCGGGGGCAGCCCCGGCGGAGGCGCCGGCTCATTCCTCGATTTATCCGATACTCCCTCCAGCTATGAAGGCCAGGCCGGCAAAGCACCCAGGGTAAACTCAGCCGAGAACGCACTTGAATTCGCTAGATTCCTTCTCTCACCCACAGGCACGGCAGAGTGGAAAAACCGCAGCTACCAGGGTTGGGCACTACTCACACAAGCTACAACCTATACTGTGGGTACAGGCGGCGATTTCGCCACCCTCAAAGAGGCTGCTGATTCGCTTAAGGGTCTTATCTTGGTACAAAACCTCACCATACAGCTAGTCAGTGATGTCACTGAAAATGAGACAGTGCTATTCAGTGGCTTACTGTCGGCGGGCGGCTTCCTCAAAATTGATTTCAATAACCATACGGAAACTATAAATATAACCAGTGGCACAGGTTATTGTCTCGGCTTTATTGGGCCTTTCGTTGTTTTTCTTGACGGCAGTAAGCTCAGCCTTAACCACCACACCTATGGTCCGCCCTATGAGTTGCTCTATGCCTTCACTCTTCAATACCTTAACCTTTATAGTAACCTTGAGATAGATTTTAACAATTGGGCCGGCAGCAGGGGAGTCGGCATTGCTCGCTCCAGATGTTACGTTTATAACATGCCACAGGCTAACTGGCACAACTATGGGAATACCGTGTGCATAGCCGCTTCGCACATGACCCGTGCAGGCTTCTACAAAGTTAACCCGCCCAGCTTTTCCGTACTGGCTGGTGGCATCATCGTCGATAAGGACGGGCATGTTCATACCGAAGCGGGAGAGTTCACACCGTAGGGTATAACCCAATAATTAAAAGGAGCAACAAAGAACATGAGCAAAGTCAAAGAAGCACTCAAAAAGGAAAAGACTAAAGAGGGGCTCCCCAAAGAAGCCTTCGCCATAGTCGGCGACCCCCAGGACCCTGAGACATGGAAGCTCCCCCACCATACCAAGGCCATCTTCAGGTATCTTCAGGGAAGAATTGACCTGGAGAAGCCTGTCCTTGAACGAAGTGAAGGAACCGTGGACTGGGACCGCATGCCCGCAGCCGTCGCCGCCCTCAGCCGCGGCGGTTACCGCGGCGAGAGGGTCCAGGCCTCCGAGGAGGACATCATCCGGGCCGCCCGGCATTTAGCCAGGCATTATGAAAAGGCCGGGAAGTCCGTCCCCGACACCCTGGGCGCCCTGATTTGACATGTGTCATGACACATG